ATTACAAATAACATCAACACAAAATTCTAATTTAATTTTTGAAACATTAGAAGATGTAGACTTTACAATAACATCATCAGCTGACACTAATGTTGTACATTCTACTAAAGATAATGGATTAGCTCAAGAATATAAACTTTCAAGAACTGTTAAAGCAGTTAGTGGTGAAACAAAAACAAAACAATTTACAATAGCTCAACCATCAAAATTTTTAAAACTAACTTTATCAGATATTAATGTAATTGATATAATTAGTATAGTAGATTCAAATAACAATAATTGGTATGAAGTTGAATATTTAGCTCAAGATAAAGTTCCAGTTGATACTGTTTATTATGATAATTTAAATAGAACTACAATAGATGGTGGAACAACTGGAGATGCGTATATAGATGAAGAAGGAAATATTATGTCAGCCGCAGTACCATATTCATTAAGTTATATTCAAACAAATAAAAGATTTGTGGTTGAAAGAAATGATGATGGAACAACATCTTTAAGATTTGGAAATGGTGTATTAAGAAATGGTACAACAATAGATGGTGAATTTTTAGATTTAGAACAACTTGGAGTAATAGTACCAGGACAATCAGATAATTTATCAAATTCAATTGACCCAATGTTGGGTGATGATTATGAAACTCTCGGTGAAGCTCCATCACAAGTTACTTTAACAGTTAGTTATAGAGTTGGTGGTGGTTTAGGTGCGAATGTACCAGCTGGTGATTTGGTATCACCTGTAGGACAATCAGCTGATGTAGGTACAGGTACTATAAATTCAGTCACAAATAATAAACCTGCAGTTGGTGGTAGAAGTCAAGATACTATTGATGAGATAAAGGAAAGGTCAAAAGCTTTTTTTGCAAGTCAAAATCGTTGTGTAACAAAAGAAGATTATGAAGCTAGACTATTAAATATACCAAGTAAATATGGTAATATAGCTAAAGTTTTTGTAACAAGAGGAACAGCTCAAGAAAATACTGACAGTGAAAATCGTATTGGAAGAGATGATTGGACAACAGCGTTATCTGACCTTGGAACTCATCTTGATGCTTATTTCGCCGAAAGAGAAAATACTACAATAGGGGGAAATGGTACTAAAGCTGGATTTGGCCAATGTTTGAATCAAGCAGCGATAGCTTACAGCCAGATGGGGGGAGAAAACTTCCAAGATTCGGCCCAAATAGTACACGATAACTTATTAACAAATGTTGACTATAATTCTGATGGTGTTGTAAACAATACTGATTTTATCGCTTGTTTCGGGCCCTCCGCTGATTGGTGGATATCTTTAGATAACGCTTATTCAGCTTATCAAACTCTTTCAAGTTTAACTCCATCTACAGACACAGAAACATCAGGTGTAGCTCCTGTGTTAATACACATTTTAGCTTATGATAGAAATAAAAATTTATTAGGAAATCCAGCAAATACAGTTGGAAATGATTTAGCACAAAGTAACAATGATGGAGTTCCTACAATACTAATGCAGAATATAAATAATTATTTAGCAGAATTTAAAATATTAACAGATGTGTTAGATATTAAAGATGGATATATTATTAATTTTGGTGTTCATTTTGATGTAGTAGCACATAGTTATGTAAACAAACAAGAAGTAAAATTAAAGTGTATACAAAGAATTAAAGATTATTTTAGAATAGAAAAAATGCAGTTTGGTCAAGCAATACATATTAGTAAATTAGAATATGAGCTTATGGGTATAGATGGTATAAGAGCTATAAGAGAAGTAAAATTAAATCAAGAAATAAAGGGAGTTAATTTATATAGATATTCTATAGACGCCGCATCAGGAACAGTAGTTGATGAAGTTGGTGGTCAAGGAACAGCTGGATACGGATATAAATATGATTTTTCACATTCTTGGAATGATGGAGAATCTCCAGGACTTGTTAAACCACCACACTCTAATAACCCAGCTGTATTTGAACTTAAAAACCCAAATCGAAATATTATAGGAGTAGTAAACTAATGCATCATTTTATTTTCCCATCAAAAACAGCTTGGATATCAAGTGGTTCGTCAAATGTAACAGGTGAGTCCTTTAGAAATCAAAATTTTGGTAAAGACCAAATAATTGAAATTAAAAAAGAATTTTTTAATCTTTCTCTTGATTATCAAACAAGAGGTTTAATTCAATTTAGTGGAGATGAATTTAATAAAATGTCTCAATCTTTGGTAGATGGTGATATAGCCGCTGATGCTAAATTTTATTTAAGATTATATGAAGCTGAAGGTAATCAAGATTTATCAACTGAATATAAAATTGCTGTATCACCACTTTCAGAATCTTGGACGGAAGGTACTGGTAAATTTGGTGACAGACCTAAAAATACAAATGGATGTAGTTGGGAAAATCGTTTAAATCCAATTGGTGGAACGGAAGTAACTTGGAGTAATGCAGGAGTTACTATAACAAGTGTAGGTAGTTCTTCAATTCAATCCTTTTCAAATCAATCACCAGATACTGAAGTTGATGTTACTGATATGGTAAATATGTGGTTAGATAGTTCTATTGATAACTACGGAATGTTAGTTGGATTTAGTGGAAGCC